TTGAGTCGCCATTAAATCTTACGCCTAATCTAGTTCCATCATCTGACATTAAACAATTTAAAATTACAAGTTGAAGATGTTTATATGTTGTTGGAATAGATGAGATTGTTACTGATGCACCAGATAGGGTAGTTGTACTAATTAAACTCATTCCACCCGGAACAATTGTTGTAAAACTAAAATCCAAATCTGTGCCTGATGCTTTTGATAATACTTGACCAGTAGTCCCACCTTTTAGATCAACTAATGAAGTATCGATATTTCCAGCAAGTGTTCGAATTGCAGCAGCACCATCTTTAACAAGATCGGTGTCGGCTGGTGTTGTCCATCCGAAGTTTGTAGTTGTTGGCATTTTATCCTTTTCCTATGCGACTATTGTAGCGTACTCCCAAGTCAAACTTGGGTCGATTGTGTTCCAAGCCTCTGTTATTGGCGTGGTATTCCAACGCATCGCCACTTGGCTAAATGCGACTGGGGAAACATTGATTGTGAGAAAGAGTTCATTAAACCTAGTGCTCCATGACCAGCCCTCAACATAACCTTCAAAATCTCCACCTGATATTTGATTAGGTAGGTTTTGAATATGAACTGGCATTCCCATGAATACAGCTAGTAAATCATCCCGATCTGCGTTATCGATTTCAGGGTTAGTGATTGGAAATGTGATCGATTGAAATGCTGGTATCGGATAAGCTCTTTGTGCTATGTATCGGTCAGCAATAGCTTGAGCATCGGTAGCACCATGAACCCTAGAGTTGATCGTTTCAGCTTTGTAGCCATATAAGGCAATTGAAGCCGCATCTGTGGCATCAACCTGTGAATTGTAATTGTTGCCATAATTAATATAAATATCATTTCGGACATCTGCTGATCGCATAATTGTAGATAAGCCAGCACCTAACGCATGGCGAGCATCTAGTTCAACATAACCATTGACTAACAGATAATTCTGCCTATGGTCTGCATCTGCATAACCTATGTTTCCTGCATTGTCTTCATAAATATATCCAAAGGCTGAAGTTGCAATATCTGAAATCACATTGTAAATAGTGTTGGTCACATTTGATTGGGAACTCATTGTATAAAGACCAGGTTGATCTATTTCGCCAAGTCCTAGATTGACTGCATCTTCCCATGTTTCAGTTGCATCATAAGTTGCCCATGTTGAAGCTGCTGGCACATCATTCCAAGTGCCAAGTAACACGCTAGAAAGAATCTCATAGATCTGGTTGCCATCCTCATCTTGTGAAATGTTGTCATTAAAGATTTCTTTAGCAATTCGAGCAAGTGAGCCCATAACAATAAGTGTGTATTGGACAACTGTGGCAACTGATCCGGTAGATCCAACCTCGACAGTCACATCGGTAATGTCGCCACCAAATAAACTTACATAAGATCCAGTCGAGTCTTTTACCTGTAAGTCAAATGAATCATTAATGTCAAAAGGTAAGGTTTGACCATTCAAAGCAATAAAGGTAATTGAGCAATATGATGGTGATGGCTGTTGGTAAATATCTGTGCGACCTGCTTCATGCTGAATGTCGCTTATTGCTATGTCAGTATAATCAACACCACCGACAGTTAGTTTCCAGTCAGGTGTAAAAGCACTCATTGAAGTCTAATACCATTACCAGTAAATAATGGCACGCTTCGAGCAGCTGATTGATTAACTACCTTTGCAACAGCTCTTGCAGCACCTTCGCCATCGATTGCATTAACTGTAATATTTGTTATTTGACCCATACCGCCACCACCAAAATTACCGGTTGATGGAGCATAATTTGAAACGGCTGCTCCGCCTAGATCGCCACCACCTGCTAATTGTGATAATCCATAAGTTGCAGCCACAGCAGCTAAAGCAGCAGCAGCAGCACCAACTGAAGTTCCACCAGTAGCAAATGCGGTTGCAACAGCTGCACCAGCAGCAGCAGTTCGTAGGGCTTTCATGGCAGTTACTAAAGTCATGATTGCTTGAACAAATGCGACGATCTTGGTAGCAACAAATACGCCAACAATAATTGCACCCAATACGGCTAATTCTTTTCTAATACTAATTACAAATTCAAGAGTTGATCTAATCTGCTCACCAAATTGGAATGCACCTTCAGTAGCTTCAGTTATACCAGCGGTAACGCCATCCTCACCAGAGAATCCAGCAGCGAATGCTTGAATTAAAGGAACGGCAGTTTCTAGGAAGTAATCTGCTAATTCTTTAACAATAGGTAATAAAGCAGTTCCAATTTGTTCTTTAGTTTCATCGACAGCAATTGTTAATTGTCTAAATTTAAACTCAGCATTGGTAGCTTCATTATCAATAAACCCTTGATAGGTTGCTCGTAACTGATTAGTGGTTTCCTCGAAAGATTGGGTTCTAAGGGTGGCTGCATCAATTCCTAGACCTAACTTACCCAAAGCGGTATTTGACCCGTCATAAGCCCTTCCTAGGGCGTTTGTGACGCTCTCTAGTGGCTTGCCTGTGGCTATGCTGATCTCTTGAGCCAAAGTCAATAGATCTTGAGCCTTAGTTACATCTTGTGTGGATCTGATAAGTCTTGAGAATGCAGGTCTTAAAACATCATCGGTTGTAGCTGTTGCAATAGATTGTTTAGTTATATATTTATCAATTGCTGAAATTTGATCTTCGGTGGCTTTAGTGCTTGATCTAATAACTTGCTCTAAATTCTTGCGACTCTTTTCATCCTCAGCTGCTGCCTTTACTGCTGATACTGCAAATGCGGTCGCTGCTGCTCCAACAGCTGCAAACGCCAATGCCGCCTTTTTGCCAAAATCTATAATTTGATCTTTGGATTTATCAACAGCCTTTTCAGCTTGTTTTAAACCATCGCGTAAGCCATCAATATCGGCTGCTAATGCAAGAGTTAAGGTTCTGCTATTACTTGCCATTTACGAATTCCTTTTTGATCTCAAGTATAACATCCTCAAATTCTTTAATAATTGTTGGTTGCAATTGTCTAATTGTAGGATAAATAAACCAACCGCGTGATCCCGGGCCTTTAGGCATTGGGCCACTCCATCTTGGGAATTGCGGATAATTCTTAGATCCAAACTCAGCTGCTGCGCCAATACCTTTTCGCTGACCCTTAGGATCATTCCTAGTGTTAAATTGAGTTGTTGCGCCACCTGAAAATCTTTGACTAGCAAAACCAAATTTAATTTCACCCAATACTGAAGTCTTAACTACTTTTCCACCCTGAGCAATACGATCTGCAACCTTGCCTCTTGATGAAGCAATTCTACGAATCTCATCTAATTCTTTTTGAGCAATAGCACCAACGCGTTTAGCAGTTTCATCTTTAGCAATTTCACCCATACTTCGAATTACTTTAGCAAAAGATGCTAATTCTCTGCGATCATAGACTATTGAAGGAACTGTCATTTGTGTCTATCCTCCAATATCTCTAACGCTGTTAAAACATCCGATCCATCTACCCATTCGCTCATTGGAATTTGAGTTGCTATTGACAACTGAACCAATAACCGACTAAGGCTTCCTACTGGATGGCTTTTGGGTTCACATCACCGACTTGAATATCGGCAACAGTTTCCATCCATGCTTCATAAGGTTTAACAGCCTTACCAGCTGCTTCTCTCTTATGTGCGTGATAAGCCAAAAACATCAAATCATTAACACCAATCTTTTCAGATGCTTGGCTAATGATATTTCCTGTTTTTTGCTCCCACTTAGCCCACTCAGGCGGTTGGGCTGTGTAAGTTGCTTCCTCGCCTGAGTTATATGTAATTGTAATTGCTAGTTTCATTTGTTTGCTCCCGATTTATTTGTTAAGCGAAGTTCTCTGCTGGCACTCCAATAACTTGGAATGAAAGAGAAACTGTTTGTGCATCTGGTGCAGTTCCACCAGCTGATGGCCATGATGGCAATACTTGGAAAGTAAAGACTGCGCCTGAAGTGGCTGTAAATACTGTGTTGATGCCTGTATCTGGAGCAGACTCAGAAACGCCCCATAGAATCTCACAAAGAGATCCAGTTGCGCCCCAGTCGGCTAACATTTCAACATCAAATGTAAAGTTGTTATCAGTTACTTTAAAGACTTTTCCGTCTAGTGTCTGATAAGTCTGACGATCCATTTCGCCAGTAAGAGTTGCAGTTGTAGCTTGTGCATCGAAATTGTTACCGCCGATTGTGAAGGTAACATCCCGACCTGTTATAACGGTGGTAGGCATTTTCGCTCCTTATGTTGTTTGTTGATAATAGGTTGAAACATTTATATCAGAGATCAACAAAGTTGATGCTCCGACTTGTGTAACTGTTGGTCTATCGACCGATCCGACAATATATCCCGCAGGAATGATTGCCAGAATGCTCATGATTAATTGCTCGATATTATCGAGTGATGCTGGATTGCTGTTATATGCAACCGCAGCTGTAATTGTCATATTGACTCGACATCTAACAGATGACTTACCAATAGTTTCAATTTCAAGATATGGTGAGGATGGAACTAAAACAACTGCTGGTGGGATTACCGACTCGGGAACGAAACTGTAAACATTTCCAGCCACACCTGCTAAAGCTGTGGCAAGTGGTTGTCTAACGGATGAAAGAATTGTGGATGGTGGCATTTATTGAGCCATGCTCTCGGTATCCATATATGAACCAACTAAACCAACACATTTGTTAAATAATGATCTACCCATTCTAAATGGTGTGCTAGTAAAATCAACGCCTTCGATCTGTCCACCACCTGCAAGTCTTGCTTGGAAAACTTCTACTGAAACTGTATAAACTGCTGACTGAACAGCTGCATTTCCAACATAAGTTGAAGCTCCGGATAAAGTGGCAGTTCCGCTTGGGATAACATTTGCTTCGGTAACATCTGCATTTGTGATTGCTGCACTAAAAGTTGTATCTGTTAAATTATCCTCTAATACTGTGCGAGTTCCATTATATGGGGTCAAGCATCCAGTAATTACTACTGATTGACCTGCGGTAAACTCATGAACGCCAACTGTTGTAAATGTGGCGATATTGTCTTGCAAAACTGTTTTTTGAACTGGACTTTTAAAAGTAACCAGCATTGGCAGAATAACTGTTTCTGCGGTGTCAATAATTTGATTTAAATAAGCATCGTTATACAAGGATGATGACACACCAAGCACAGATCTCAACTCGGTGGCTGTAATTATACTTGGCATGTCATCTCCTTACTCCCATTAATGGAT